TCACTTTGCGCGTATTTGGCACACGGTTATTTGCATTGCTGTTCGCTGCGTCAAATTTTGAGTTTACTGTGCTATTTGTCGCATAATCCCCTGACGGCTGATAACTGCCTTTTGGCTGATATCGCCCATCCCCTTCCGCTTTGGTGTAACTGTCACCTTTAAGCGCATAATTCCCCGCAGGGGCATAATTGCCTTTGGGTTGATAACTAGTGTCAGATTCTGCTTTTGAATAACTGTAGCCTGCCGCTTGATAACTGCCCTTTGGTTGATATTTGCCATCGGATTCGCTTTTCGTGTAACTGCTTCCTTTTAAGGCATAATCCCCCGAGGGCTGATAACTGCCTTTTGGCTGGTATCGTGTATCCCCTTCTGCTTTCGTGTAGCTTTCGCCTTTGACGGCATAGTTACCCGCTGGGGCGTAGTTTCCTTTCGGTTGGAAATGCGTATCTGACTCTGCCTTCGAATAGCTGTAGCCGGCGGTTTGATAGTTGCCTAATGGTTGGAACCGCTTGTCCGATTCGGTTTTGTTATAAACCTGAATATCTCCCGCCGTTAAATCCGCTTTCAGCTCTTGCCATGCAGCCCCTGCGGCAGGTTCAACATTGTTATTCTCAATCTTGGATTGCCATGTTTTATTTTTATGATAAACAACACTACGAATTGGGTAGGGCTTCCCCTCCACTGCCCATAGGGGAATGCCATAACTTTGCAATTCACCAATCGCTCCCGTGATATCGTGAAACAACGCATTCATTTTTTCACGTTCAATATCCTTAGCAGCGGGGTCAGTTTGTTGGTCACGCTCATAGTCATAGCTGTAACCTTGAGTGTAAGAAACTGAACCATCCCCCTGCACTGCATCAGGAATAGCATTACGATCCCCTTGTGTTGCAAAGGGGATTTTAAATATTTTTGTCATGGGTTTTAGGCTCCGAAATTACTGCTTAGAAAGTTTTTACGATGTTGGCCGTGGCCGAAAGCTTTCTTCGTCACGATACGATATTTGACACCAACTCCCGATGGGCGTGGCATGAGATCAAAGTTTTCAAGAAGTACTCGTAAATGTTCGTCAGGATTGAAATTAAACACGTAATACAGATAGGTCATATCCAGCGGATCAAGCACAAACACTTTGCTATCTGCTTGCCAAAAGAATCGTTTAAGAAATTCGTTAATATTGGTCACCGTTGGGCTTTGCGTAAGGTTAAAATAGCGCATACGCACAATGAGGCGTTTTTGGTCGACGGTCAGTGATAAGGTGTAATCGGCATTACGCCGAAAGTTAGCGTTAAAATTGGCTTTCTTTTTGCCAAAACCAAAGCCAATTTTGGTTTTATCACTGGGCGGAACATCAATCCCCAATGGCACATCAAGAATACGCGCCCAGATGTTAAGCCCGAACTCATTTGCTGTATCGATATTAAACACATCACGGTACCAATCACGCCAAAACTGTATCGTGGATTGATCAAAGTAGTCCGCTTTGTATTTGGCTAACGCCTTGAGATTCTCAGCATCCTCATATTGCCAAAGAATGGCTTTTAATAAATCAGAATGAAAATCGAAGGATTGGATTTTTATCATGTGATCACCACTTGTACTGCACTACGTTTGAGCCTTGCCACCTCATTCATTTTGATTTCGTAGTTATTGGATGACCAAGTTTTACCATCGTTCGAAAGTGCAACACCTGTAATAAATAATCGAGGTTCTACAGCATTAATCCCTGCCGAAATTTCAAATGGAGAAACATCTCGCCCAACCACTAACCCCCCCTCACCATCGATATCACCATTTGCCCACGCCTCAACCGCGGCGGGGATAATTGTTTGTGCATCCACCGTCGCTTTTTTTACCATTACTCGGCAAAACAGCACAATTTCTTTGGCTCTATCGAATTTAACTGGGTAAGTTTGACCGCTGATAGCTTCCAATACTTCAACTTTTTCACTACCGTTAAAAGCGGCACCCAGTGTCTTTGTGCGTAACAATGAACGGGCAATCGCCTCTTTATCGCCCCCTTCAACACACACATAAATGCTATGAGGAACTAAAGTGATACCGTCAAAAACCATCGGTTGGTCAGTGTAATTTTCTCGATACGCCAACGAACGCACACCTTCTAATGCGTAAAGTGCGGAAGTGATCGCCTCCCCCACACTGACGGTGTTTTTCGCTAACGTCTGCTTACGTCGTCGCCTTGATTGTAGATCGGTTTCCGCATTACGCCCCAATACTGCGGTACTCGGGTTATGAACGGTTTCCCAGCCTAATACCGAACTGGCCACTTTATTGAGTTGCCCCACTCCGCATTCAATTGCCCCTGTTTCAATGGACCGCATATCCCCCGTCACGGAACCATCTTGACCGATAATTAAAGTCTTAGTGGTTTCGAATAAATCACCATTGAGCGAGGCAGCTTGTGAACCTTTCGGGATAATGGTGTCGGCAATACCGGTGAATTGCACCTGAGATAAAAAAGAATGTGTCGCATCAAAACGCTGTCCACCCATTAACGCCCATATTGCATCAAGGAAAATACCGCCGGCTAAATCAGGGTTAATTTGGTTAGCCAGTTCGGCATTATTTCGCACAATTGCATCCCGATTTTCAACTTCCATGGTGATCAGTGCGCCCTGTGGTGTTTCTGGCGAAACATCCAGATCCTGGCCAAACACACTTTTAAATTCGCTTTCAACATCATCGCGTAAGGTGCTGGTATCAGGAATAATAACGCCTTGCGATGTAATGAATTGATAATCAGCCATTGAGTGTTATCTCCCCATAAATCGTTTGGATCACAGCGGTATATTTCAGTGTGTTATCCGCCAATGAAGCCGAAAAAGACAGGACCGATATCACATCATTGAGTTCACGCATACGATCCCGAAACGCGGATTCAAAGAGCGGAATATCAGCCTGGCGTCCAAATGTAGTTTTCCAATAAGGAATTCCCCTATCCAGCTTATGCAGCATTTCACCGCGTATCGCTTTGACATAGTGTTCACAGCGATTTTTCAATGATCGTTCACCATTGGCGATAGCTAAATTGCCGCTATTTCCCAAATGAATATCATTGTTTTTATTGACATCAAAGGTCATCATATGGGCGCTCCTGTATTGCTATTACCACTTTGAATGCCGCTATGTTTATGCGTTGAACCGATATCTTTACCATTATGTTTCAACGTGCCACCACTTGACTCACTATTACCATGGGTTTGCTGGTTACCATTAATCGTCACGTTGCCATTAAATGTCGTTTCAGGAACATTGACCTCAAGAATGGGAGAATCTAACACCACTTTTCCCTCATGCAGTGCTAAACACACCGAGCCATCCATAGATTGAATAACCAATGCATCCGTATTTTTACCATCAATCAGCCAACCTTTAAGCGTATCGGGGTAGAACATCGCATCGCTGAAGGTATGTAAGCGAGCCGTATTCGGTTCATCTTCCAACCCTCCTCGCTGAAAGATTAAGCTAATATCGCGGTCATTGGCTTTGAGCCAGCCAAAATCCCCCGCCTTAATCGGCATACGAATAAAAAAACCGCCGCCACCAAAGCGAAACACGGGGATATTAGGAACGGCTGCACGAGCAATCTTTTGTCCTTCAGTCGACACCATCATGACTAATGGTTTGATAACAGCGCGGTTAGTTTTATCGTCATAACTCACCACTGTGGCGGGAAGCATGTCATCAATATTCATCAATAGACTACGAAACGCAGCCATAAATTGTCCTGCCAAGCTGCCTTCGCTAGCAATATCATTATTAGGTTGGTTCATGGTTTACACTCGTTTGCAGGACGCTTGGTAAAAAAATGCGTCGTCGTGAGAGGCAATGTCGAACTTTAATTGCTCAATAATATAGTCACCGTTTAGCGCAGAATTAAACTTGCTTTCCAGGCGTAACATGCCACCTAATGACGATTCACCATCAATTAAATAAGTGACGTCAACACCTTTTTCAGTCGCTTTCGGAATACCCACCATGCCCGACTTTTGATTGAGAATACGTAAACGGCCGTTTAAAGCTTTGTCGCGGTCTTTCACATACAAGGTGTCATCATCAATAAATGCTTTCACATTACCGGCATCTTGCAATCGCTCCACTTGTTTGAGTGCCGACCCACAAAAATACCAGTTAGCAATATTTTTATCGGTCGCTTGAAAGTCCAATCTCACCCCACAATCCTGTGCAATATTTTTAGCTAACTCACTCATTTTGCTCATCGCGCTACCCGATGAAGAAACAATGTCACGTGCCGTTGCATTGTTAGTTTTGGCCTTTAATGTGAGTGTGACATCAGGTGGCGAGGCAATTTCGGCACTGACAATATCGCCTACATAAATCCGAAACACACCAGTACTGGCACGACCCGCTTCAACAATTAATCGATGTGGCTTCTTCGCTTTGGTATAAGGGCTAGTTTCGGTCAACAACATATTACGTGTTGCAGAATTGAGGCCATCGATATTGACAGTACATTCATTCTGTAAAGGGTTAGCGTACTTGGTGCCACTTGCACGAACACGTAGCCCCTCATACCATTGCAATCGACCATTGACTTCAATGCCTAATCGAATACGGCGTAAATCAATCATCCTCCCTCCACCACACCAGATATTGAGATTGATTAAATTGCTCCCACCAAGGTAATACATCATTATTCGTGATAAACGCAAAATTGCTCTTACTTGATAAATACCGGTAGGGGATCAAGGATTGGTTTGGCATCGCTCGCAAGCCTTGTAACAAAACCCTATCATTACACTTGATATCACAGCACATCACATCACGCGCTGCCTTCAGCGTAAATTCCCAATCATCGCCATCAAGTGTCACTCTGATCCGTTGATTGGGTATCGCACTTAATGGAATTTCTTGCATGCTCACTCCTCTGCATTAAATGAACCATCTACGACTTTGACGATAACAGACTTTTTCTTTTTTTTAGGGATTGTCGATGTTTGTACCTTGCCGCAATTAACGGTGCTCGACTGCGCTTTTTTAGCCACTTTTCTGGGCGGCAGAGCCCCGTATTCAGGCTCTATATTGCGCCACTCTGTAAACCGCAATGAGAGTTTGATCGCGTCTGTCATGTCAGGACTTTCATCGTGATCAAAACTCACTAACAAGAGTGGTTGATACGTTTTGACTCGCGTTTGTATGCCAACCAATTGATGTTGATCATAGGCTTGTTGCATCATTTCAAAGGCATTTTTCAATTCACCGACTAAAATCAAACTCATGCTAATTTCAACTGGCTGTACCACAACGTGATCGCTACGCGTTTCCCCAGACTCAACAGTAAACTGCGTGGCTTTGTGTTCATCGCGTACATTAATTTGGATGGGGCTAGCCGTCTCAAATAGCACCGTGAAGTCATCAATGTTGAAAATTTTAATTTCTGTGATCATTTACTCAGCCCTGTATTGTTTTGCTGCCCTAAATCTTGTAAGTGGGGAGTTAATGCCTCTTTCATGACGGCTGCGAGACCTTGAGCATCTGTCGCTTGGGTTTCCACTTTAATCTCACCAATAGACACGTTAGTTTCATTAGTCATGTTAGATTGATTACTGATCGCCTGGCTGGTCATCGAATTCATCGTATTCGCTGACATGCCGTTAATGTGCTGACTCAGACCTGTGACTAGAAAAGCCGTATCATCCTCGGAAAGTTTAGGGGTCTCCGGTATTTGAGATTCAATCGTGCCATTCACTGACACTTTGCGCTCAACGGTCTGCGTTATTTCGGCATCATCATCAAAACCAAACCAACCTTTAACCGTCTTCCAGCCATTTTTGATCGCATCCAACCCGTCATTAATCCAGCCTAAATACTGTTTAATTTGGTTCCAAAGCCATTTGAAAATACCCACAACGGTATCAGAAACCGTATTAAAGATACCTTCAAACCCTTTCCCCCAATTGATAACGTCTTGAATACTTGCCACCAGCCAACCGATGAACTCATCCATGGCATCATTCATGAGGTTATACGCATCAATAACAATGTCAGCCACAAATTTGGCGGCAACTTTGAGGTATTCAAAAAGCGCTTTAAACGCTTCCCATAACGCCATAATGACGATTTTTAAGGCGGGATATTTATCTAGCAAGCGACCAATCATCGAATCGTTGCCATCAATAAAGTTCATGATATCGTCATAAACTAATGCGAACGCTGTTGCCAATAAGGCAATAACGGCAATTAACGCTAAAATAGGCCATGTAAACGCCAAAGTCGTTGCTGCTGCCGATAACATCGCAGGCAAATAAAAAGCTGTAATAGCAGCGCCCATCGCAATAAAAAAACCCACGATGAATGTTTGATTTTCTTTGCAGAAGCTGACAAACCGATTAATCCACTCTACCCCTTTGGCTAAAATCGGGATCACCATTTCGAGTAAGCTATTTTTCAGCATATCTGACGATTGCTGAAAGCCTCGCATCGCTTTGTTAAACCTAATAGATTGCTCAATACTATCTTTGTTGATACCGGAGTATTCTTTTTGAGCCTCCATCATGTGCTCAAGCTCTTTACGCCCTTTCATCATGAGTTCAACGGTTTTATCGTCCGTGACACCCAAGGCAGAGAGCGTCGCTTTCGCTTTATCAAACTTCATGCCCTGCACTTTATCCGCAGTTTGTAACACCTTTTCCATGGAGTTTTTAGCAAATCCAAACGATTTTGCCATCGCAGATAAATCGACTTGAGCTGCATCACGCGAGCCACCAAGTTCGGCCATTGAACCAGCGAAAGCATCCACATCGACTGCCGCTACATTGATTTTTTTGCCTAGATTATCGAGAGATTCTATTTCAGCCGAACGTGTGATAGAGGCTTCTACTAAGGCTTTCGCCCCCGCCAGTAACTTCTCCGCAGCAAATGCCTTTTTAACAAAAGACATGACCGTATTACCCAACCGCTGATATTTGCTTTGCGTGCTATCAATGTTTTGTTGCACATTTCTTTGAGCATTAATTTCGCTGTTAGCCGCTTCGATTCCCTTCACCTTCATCGTATCCACAAGGTGAATCAACTCCGTGTAATTACCTTGCAATGCTTGAATAATCGCGTTTGAGAGCCGTTTAGCTGTGATGCCTTGATGCTCGGCATTAGCTAGGTCTGTGACACCTTGATTCAGCAGAGTCAACTCTTGTTGCAATGCCTGGTAATGAGCCTCTACGTCACTGAGAACAATACTCGTTGATCGCATACCTTCATCAGAGATTGCTCTTTGTGTATCGAGGTTAGCCATCGAATTCGTAACCGTATCTAACTGTGTTTTGATAGCATCAGTTTGTGCAATGGCTTCGCTCGCATTAACTACAAAATCAATAGCATGCTCAACGGATAAGCCCTGTACCGATTCGCGCAAATGTGCCATCACACGTTCAACTTCTGTGGCACCATCGGCTGTGGTTAGCGGAATTTTTTGCAGCTCATGAATAAACTCACTGACTGCGTTTTTTACTTGTTCTAATGCCGTTTTTTGGTCACCCAAGGATAAGGTACCAAGGTCATTTTTAAGTTGGGCGATTTCAGTCTGTAGCGATTGCCCCCAACGCCCTAATGCCTCCCCAGCGGATGACCACGCGGTTTCTGTATTTTGACGCAGCGCATCAAGGGCGCTTAATGATGAACCCACCGCATCCAACCGAACCATAATTTGACTTATTTCAGCGCTGACGTCATTGGCATTGGTTGTGAAATGGATTTCATGGTCGGTTGATAGGCTTTGTAGTGATCGCCAAAGTTCAGCCATGACACTCCCAATGGTCAGTGAACTTTGCTCCGCTGCCTGTTGAGTTTGTTTCATGGCATCAATAATGTCATCGGTCGAACGTTGCACTTTTTTAAATGCCTCATTCGCTTGCCTTGTATCAAACTCAAAGACCTGCACAAAGGTATCCATTAATGACATTAGCGATCCTTTGAAGCCGCAAGGGCTTCGTTATAACGGTTAGTAATGGCAATTTCCCATAGGTCCATTGCTTCTTCTAAATCTATTGAGGTTTTGAGCTCTGTGAAGGTGGCGAGGCGTTCACTGACGATGAC